CCTGAAGGCGCAAACTTGGATGAGTTAGCCCAGCAGTATTTAGCGAACAGCCTTCTTCTTTCTTCCTGCCACTCTCTTTCCTGCTCCTTGCTTGGATTTAGCAAATATGTTGTCCCAATTAGTGTTAAACTTTTGCCTATCAGTAGGCCTTTGATTTGATCCTTTTGACATAATTTTGGCAGCGTAGTAGGGGGGTACTATACTGCCATTTTTCCCTTTCTAAGTTGTTGATTTTTAAGGCGAGATTTAGGCGTTTTGTACAAATGGTCGCTTTTCTTTGCCTCCTTTAATTCACGACGCATGTAGCGTTTCAAGTCTATAGCATCACGTCTTTGTAGTTCATCCTGCATAGCCCACCATACCGGAGAAGAGTAGTCACGGTGGTCAGCAGCAGTTTCTACAATCTGCGGCCGGTTAAATTCTTCTTTAGCCATCCGCGACCAATAATCGTAGGCCTTATCGTAATCACTTCTTTCCATTAGCATATACTCCTTTGAGTTACCGCATGGATTCCATCGTAGTATCCTTCCCCGTCCAGACCTTCTAGCATGATGACTCCCCTCCACCACTGGTACTCTGTATCCCTACACCAGTTCTCTGAATAATGCGGGTGAGAGAAGCATCCACCGGACAATCCAAATATCTTTTGTCCATCTGGCCTAGTCTGTTCCGCATGATTGTATAGATGCGAGTGACCCTGCACACTGGAACAATGCAGTTTATTCACTAGCGCTGTAGCCGTGTTTGTTGAACTGATCGGCCTACCAGCAACCCCAGATGTAAAGTAGTGGCTGAATGATATCTGTTTGATCGTAAGAACATGCTTGAAAGGGGTACACTTCCAGCCAAATTTTCTGTACTGTAAATCATCTACTGATATTGCTCCTTCTAGTTCTGGGCTGCTGTTAATAACTCTGTTTATCCTGTCCTCATGGTTGCCTAAAGTCATGTGCAACTTAGGCTTGTACAGTTTTAACTTCTGCCGTCTAAGATGCTCGTTGTGTTTGCGTATAGGTAAGAATAGTTTTCTTTGGGCATCAATAACAGCATCAACGTCTCTCCTGTATCTCCTTCCTTCAAATCCCTTGGTTCCTTTATCATATGAAGATAGGCTAGGCATGTCAGCAAAATCGCCAAGACACACAATAACATCAGGCTTCTCTTTAACAATATATTTTCCAAGGTGAGTAAAACGATCATTATCGTATTCGGGATGTGCATGCGGGTCACCTATAACGAGTAGTTTCATATTCTTCTATCCATTGATATATTGCCTCGTCTAGTTCTTCTTTTAAGTATGGAACGCTGTCAACGTGCATATATGTTTTCTTCTTGGTGCTTATCAGAAACTTCCAGCCTTCAGGCGTGTTGCTTCTTTCGCACCTGTAAATTTCCCTAGGTGTTTCAAGCCAAGCAAAGTTAAACGCGCTCCCCTTCAGCCACGGAAGTTTTCTTTTTTCCTTTTGCACGATTACCTCCATGCAGTCTTCGATGTAAAACCATTGCCGCGCGAAATGCTAGGAAGTTCTCGTTAACCTCGCTAGATATGCTAGTGTGGTACTTCTCGCTTCTTTTGTCTAGCCTCAGAATAAATGTGTGGTGCACTTCTTTTCCGTACATTAACTCAATCGCTTTAGCGTAAGCAGCGCATTGGATATGATGCTCAGGGTAAACTTTGCTCGATGTCTTAAAATCAATGATGTATATATCACCATCTATCTCAGCGACAGCATCGACAGTGCCAGCATACTTTAGTTCTGGGTGATAGACTTTTTCCTCGCATGACAATATCTTTACGTTGGGATGATCCTCGTACCATTTTAAAAAAGCCTTGCAAGAAGACTGGCTTTGCAGAGATATAGGCATCTGCGCTTCTTCTTTCTTCAAGGTTTTTTCTATATAGTTGTGTACTTCAGAACCAACTCTCGCGGCCTCAGAACTTATATGCTTATGTGCGTTCACAGCCCTAGCGCCAGCAGCATCTATACCAGAGTCGCCAAAGGTATATGCCATGTTGGTCAGGTTTAGACGCTTAGTCATCTGGGAAAGTTCGACAGCAGAAGACTTAAAGTTCTTTACGGCCTCATTAGCCGACCAGTATACTAGCGCAGGTTTTGCTATTACGCTAAGTATCTGGGTAGCCGATGGAATAACCTCCTCGCTGTCGGCAAGCCTGTATTCATGTATGTCTGCATCAAACACAAGTTGCACAGACTCGCCGTTAGCGAAGTTGATGTTATATGTCATGCGAATGGATTGTCTTCGCGGTCTTCGCCGGGAACGTAGTTAGACTTCTTGTACGGTTCCTGAATCTTACCGGAAATGTATCTAGCACCCTTTGCTGAAGTGTTGAACCAGCCAGCAATCTCCCATTCCTTTCCGTTCTCATCGAACATCTTACCTTTTAGATTAGGCTGCTTCCCAACCGCTTCAGGGTTTTCAAAGAATATAAAAGTGTTCGGGTTGTTTTGTCTCATTGGTTTGTAGTCCATTAGTTCTGTTGGGTTTATTATAACACCCGCGCTTCTACGCGGTTGTTCGCTTGAATTGTACGCCATACTTCGATTGTAGCCTCCGCTGCTTTAAAGCGCATGGATAGTTCGTACTCACGCCTGATGGCTTCCTTCTCGCCTTCCACAAGGTTCTTGTAGGTTTCATGGGACAAAGCCCATGCTTGACGGTCTGCCACAGACCCTTTTGGCGCTTCCAGAAATAGTCGAGAAGATTCGATCTTTTTGAACTCTTTGATCTGTTCTTTCTGCGCCCTTGCTTCCGCAAGTTTAAGGCAGTTATCGTGCATAAACTCCAAAGCATCTTCAGCATCTTGTGTCGTCAACAATAAGTATACCCTCCCTAAAAGCCATTGTCAATGTTTTAAATATAAACTCTGCTTGCCAATCTAACACATCATTATCTCCATTATGCGCTTTGTCATGACATGTATAGCATAGCGGCATAACTAAAAAGTCATCTGCTTTCATGCCAGTGCCTCCACCACTATACGGAAAATAGCGGTGCTTCAAATGGTGAGATACTATAGTCTCATCCTGTAATGTGCAGTTGGCGCATGCCATGTTCTTGGCAACCCAATCGGTGTATTTTTTACTCCTCCACCTTTTATCTTTTAAAATCATATAGCAATCAGAAATAACATTGCTACCCCTAGAAAAAACACTTTAAAGTCCATCATAGTTCGCAAGCACCTCCTACGCAGGCTAGTTCTTGACTGCTGGTTGTAACATCCTCTACCTCTACTATAGAGTCCCAATCTAGTTTATCAGGCATTGCTTTTGACAATTCCTTGTATTCCTCCTTGCCAATGTCCTCGTAAGGTGCTGATTCGTATGAATGTGCTTCATCTGCGCTAGGCAGAAACGATACGCCAGACATAAGGTCAAAGTTTTTCCAGACCCAAGCGCCGACATCCATCCACTCTTCTTCCTTAACGTAGATCGTAACAGATGGCTTATGCTCGCACCAGTGTACTGCAAAGCGCATCCACACCTCTAAGTGATCCAAAGCGCTCAGGTCATGCCTAGTAACAGCACCCTTTGGAGACATCTGGGGGAAGTCAAATACCCACGCCTCTGTATTATACGGATCAGTGTGGGCAGGAAAGCCAGCATCAATCATTGCTTGACTAAGCGGGTCTTTCTTGTCGTTCCTTACCCTACGAATTAGGTAGTCGTTGTAACGAGGATGAATCCCGCTGCTGCTGTTTACAAGTTGGCTAACCGTTCCAGATGGCTTGACGCATGTGATTGCAGCAGACTCAGGTATGTCCAGCATCTTGGCGTACTTCTTGTTGACCTTTATCGCTACCTCCTTTAGGTCATTTAATTCAGAATCAGTTGCAAGCATAAGAGCATTGCAGTCCATGATTCCAGTTAAACTAACCCCAAGAAGACGCTCTTCCTCAGTATTACGCTTCCACGCTGGAGATAGATACCTAAAGTCAGTGAGGGTAGACTGCATTGTACCTATGATCGTAGCAATCTCAATCTTCTTCTTGATTGTTTCTAGCGTGTCATCGGCCCTACAGACCACCTCACTAAGGTTACAGAACTGCTTAGACCTTAGTATGATCTCAGAACATGGGTTACATCCAAAAGCGTAAGCATCATCTCGACGATCTGGAATTATTTTCTTTGCCGCTTCTCTATTAAAGATGCCGCGCTCACCACTACGACTCTCGTAAAGAGATTGCCACTCCCGCATAAAGATTCCCATGTCGGGCTTCTCAGTATAGCAAACGCTATTGTTAGACAGGGCGCGTTGCGGGTTCTCCATCCACCACTGACCAGACTTGGCGTGACGCATTCGCTCATCAGTGAGGTTGGACAGAGAAATCATGGCAGAGCGCCTTACTCCACCCACTACAATAGACTCGCCAATAAAGCACATCAAGTCGTGACACTCGATAGAGTTTAACTTGCGCCCTGCTGCGCCTCTAAATACAGATACAAAGTGCTTGAACATTTTATCCAGAGGATCAGGGCCAGACGCTCTACCACCAAATGTCTTTAGCCTAGCCCCTGCTGGACGCAGTTTAGACAAATCCCATGTGGGAATCTGCCCAGCATATAACAAAGAAACAAGTTCCTTCAAGGCTTTAGCCCAACCTATCTTGCTGTCCGCCACAACGATAACAGTATCGGAGTCATGGAACTCGTCGGCAACATCAGGAAGCATGGAGATAAACTGTCGCTCCACAGAGAACCCTACACCAGTACCACACATTAGTATGTAAGCAGTCTCATCAAAAGCCCTAGGAGAGTCAACAGCAAGATACGCGCAGTTGTACCCTGCCACGTTGTCACGATCTAAAGCCTCGCCAGCAGTCATCAAGCATCGCATAGAAGGCATCACATCCATATCAATGATCGCCTTCTTTACCTTGGAAAGGTTTATGTCGCTACGTTTCTCAAAGAAATCAATATATCGTGTGACGGTTTCTTCCCAAGACTCCCTGCGTTTCTCACTGTCTAAGTATTTAGCATACCTAGATTTGTGGATAAACTTTTGGTACTCGTTCATGCGGCCTTCCTGTTGTATTCTTCTACCCAATCCTTAAGTTCATCCTCGTACTTCACGGCCATGATCTTATCGTAGCCTTCAGGCGTTGCCCAATGTGCTGGCTGCTTGTTCTGGTCGAAAGCGGTAGGGTAGTACAAGTACCTGCCAATGCCCCAAGCAACACAAGCACGTTTAAATGCGTCAGAGATACCTCCCTTCTCGCCTTCGATGCTAGTGTCGCCAGCGCCGTCTGTCTTACTAACCCAGTTACCTTTAACCAAACAAGACACAGTGCATAGCATCCTGTCGCCTTTATAGTCATAGGATACTTGCCAGCCTGCTGGCCCAAACACTTTATCTAGTCTGTTTTGCGCTGTACGGGCCGTAATGTACACAAGCGATTTGTTACCCTTCCCATAACCATCGCGCCATAAAAGTTCGTTAAGTTCAAATGGGCGTTTAAGGTCTAGTTCTATTCGATCCATTAATCCTCCAATGCGATTCGATGAAACTCCCCAGATTCTGTTGTCCAAGATTTCCAGCGCTTAGTTACTGGCTCGTACCTAGTTTCCACTGAGATTAAAGGGTCATCTTCAGCACCAGTGCCGCTCTCGTATACTTCTGTTTTTTGATACTTAATAGGACTAAGCAATTGCTGCGACAAAGGTCTATCATCAAAAAAGTTATTAAGGATGCTACGAAACATCGGGTGAACTTGCATGTTGGACATCATTTTCTCCTGTAATAGTTAAGAATGTTTGGATATCCATAAGCACATGGATATCAGAACTGTTATATTTACCAATTACAACTATGGGTATTTTACCACACTTCTTGCTTCCGGTCAAGGCCTGCTTAACCGCCTTGCCAAAAAGCCAATCAGGCAGGACTTTGCGATACTTGCATTCTATACCGTATTTTGGGTGATCTATATCTAACTCAGCCCTGCCGTTAACTGGTATCCTTGCGCCGCCAAATATTTTGGCAACCCTTCGTTCGAAGTTCTTCCAGTTACTCATCATCCATTTCCAGTTTCTTAGGCAGTATTCCCTCCTCAGTTAAGTTTAGCGACTCATCATGTAGCCACAAGTCTATCTCGCACTCAGCCATGTCCCAGTGTCTAGCCTTTGATATGGCAAGGTAAGCATCAGGCTCGTCATCATTTTCTTCGGTGTAGTATCTACCCATAAGCAACACGTTGTCTACCCTGTCGGCCAACTCACCAGCGCCGCGAATAGAGAACCTGTCAATCTTATCGCGTACAGACATAGATTTTCTAGCATGCGCTACCAGCATGATATGGCAATCAAGGTCACGGGCAGCATCAGCAATTTCGCATACGACTTGCTTCTGCTTAGTGTAGTCATCGTTAGCAATGCCTCCTATGGTCATCAGGCTGTCTACAAGAATAAAGTCTACACCGTACTCTGCGACTGTATACCTGATGATTGACATCAGAGTAGGTAAATCAATAGTTCCCTGCTTGTCACAGAAGTACAACTTGTCCTTTGCCCAAGAGTTAAAGCCTAGCCCAAAATCAATTGTAGGCTGCATCTTGAGGGACGCTTGTCGCCACATACGAGCCAACTGGGACTTAGGCGACATTTCCAAAGACACAGAAAGGCACTTGTATCCCTGCTCCATAGCACCAAGCATGATCTGCCCAGCAAACAAACTTTTACCTGATGAGTTAATCCCAGCAAGGATGGAGCATTCTCCGCCTCGTAGCCTAAATTTGTTAGGATTGCCACAAGGTAGTTTTATACCAGTAGCGGTCTCGCCAACAAGGTAGTAGTCTAAAACCTCCTTTGTAAAGAGGTTTGCAGATTTAATGCTTTTCTGCTGCTCTGGCTCTAAATAAGGGCTAAGAACATCCTCAGTAAGTGTTTGCATCTTCCGCCTCGTCTAAATCAGGCCACCATGTTTTAATATCCTTCCACCACCTATTT